CAAGGTCTGGTGCTGGGTTGGTGCCGCGGCTGTGGAGGGAATTGCCACGCGCGGCCTCAGACACGAAGGCAGCAAGGTTTGCCCCGTGGCGAAGCACGTGGAGTGCTGCGATGTGGTGCAGTTGGTGTTGTGCGAGAAGGCGGGTGCCGCCAGCGTGATGGGGGCGCCCGAATGGAAACCGTGACGGCCGGGGACGGGGACGGGTACGGGGACGGGTCCGGGTCCGGGTCCGGGTACGGGTACGGGTACGGGGCCGGGTACGGGTCCGGGTCCGGGTCCGGGGACGGGGACGGGGACGGGGACGGGGACGGGTCCGGGTACGGGTACGGGTACGGGTACGGGGCCGGGTACGGGTCCGGGTCCGGGGCCGGGTACGGGTGAACAACAGCCAAGGAGGTGCAAGATGACGACGGACAAGACGGAGAAGAAACCGCGCAAGGCGAAGCCGTTGGCGGACAAGTTGCGGAAGGCGAAGCCGGAGAAGCTGGCGGCGGTGCGCGCAGCGGCGCAGGCCACGCTGGACGCGGTGGCAGCCGAGGTGACGCGGCGCAAGGAAGAAGCAGCGGCGTTGTGAGGTGACGCGCGGGCCACCAGGCGCGTGGGGCTTGCTGGTGGCGTTTTTGTGCGGGTGTGGAGGTGGGTGATGGCGAACGACACATGTAAAAACATTACACGTGGGGAAGCGAAGACCCTGATGGATCGCCGTGTGGCGGAAGAAGCCGCGTTGATGGCGGAGAACGCGGCGCTACGGAAGCGCGTGGCCGAGTTGGAGCAGAACACGTACCTCGGGCTCCTCCCGCCGCAGTGGCCCACGCCGCAGCCCATCGAGACTGCGCCGCTGGGCGAGACAGTGCTGGTGTGGAACTCCATCGCCAGCGAGTGGGCACCGTCGGCGCACCACAGGAAGAGTGACACCCACTGGCTGCCCATGCCGCCGCCGCACACCAAGGAGGTTCGCTGATGTTTATGCCTGGAGACAATGGGGAGTTGATTGTGTGTTTTGGCCTCGGGACTGTCCGGGTGTGCACCGCCTCCCGCGAGGGAGAGCACGAAACCGAGGTCGTTCTCACGCAAAGTCACGACGGTGTGCATCCGGTGGGCGCGTATCACGCGAACGAGATTGGCCAAACCACCAAAGACCTGGCCACGCGCGGCGATGTTGTCCGTCTCCAGTTCCTCAACGTCGCTGGGTTGGACGTGCTGATGGAACAGCTTGGCAAAGTGCGCGCGGCGATGTTGGCGCACCCCATGCCGCCGCCGGGAGCGGACCACGGCACATGGTGGAGCAGCACCACAATCACACCGGAGTCTGCTGCGGCTCCTTCTCTCCTTGCGGACTTCGGCGGCGGCGATTCCGGCGGTGCAGGCGCCGGCAGTTCCTGGGGTGACTCCGGGGCCAGCAGTTGCGACAGCGGAGGCGGGGGGGACTCCAGTGGTGGTGGTGACTCTGGCGGTGGAGGCGATTGATGACCCGTCTCCCCTGCGGCTGCGGCATCGCCTGGCTGCGCACGGGCGGGCCCCAAGAACCCGCCAACACGCGGGCGCCTCCGGTGTTCCGCCGGCACAGCGCCAACGAGCGGCCAGGCTGGCTGTTGTGTGAGGCTCACCGGCGCGGCGTGGCAATGGCGCCGCATCTGCCGGAACTGCGCGGGCACTTTGAGGCGCTGTGGCTGCGTGCGCAGGCGGGCGCGTGTCTCATCCTGTGCGCCCTCGCCCTTACCGCGTGCGCCGAACGCCAGACCGGGCCCCTACCTCGCGGATGGTCCGGCCCGTTCCTGTGCCACAGCGGCGTGGCAGGCGCGGACTACCACCGGGACGGTGTCTCCATGGTGTGCGTGTCGTCGGATGGGCAGTGGCAATGGCGCCGCATCCTGCCGCGGCCTTCCCAACCACCGCGCACCGCGTCATAGTTGCCACCATGGCCGCGTTTACGTTCCGCGACTACCACAACGCCGCCCTGGAGGTGTTCACCCCGGAGGCGTTCAAGCGCGTCTGCGTGCAGGCCCAGGCCATGGCGGAGATGGGTGACCACCAGGCCCGCAACTGGGTCACCCAGGTCATGCAGCGCAGCCTTGACGTCATCGCGCTCCAGGACGAGGCGGCAAGGCGCATGGGCCTGCAGGGTGCCACTGCGCCGACCATCGACCTCCAGCAGGACCGCGCGCAGTTGGTGGCCCGGGCCACAGCGGCCGGCCTCAGCTCGGACGACCCGCGCACGATCCAGACGGCACTGGAGGCCATCGCGGACCACGGCGCGGCCGGCCAGCAGCGGACGCAGTTGGTGGTGACCATCAAGAAGCGCGAGCGCACCGATGGCTGACGGTGGACTGCATGAAGTGGAATGGGAACTGTCTCCACCACAAAGCGAGATGGTCAACGCCGTGGAGTGGCCAGAGGTCTACTTCATCGGCGGGGTGCGCAGCGGAAAGACCTACTCCACCGCGCGCGCCTTCCTCTTGCGCCTGCTGGAGAATCCCCAGCACGTCAAGGGGATCGTCGTTGCGCCCTACCACAAGATGCTCGGTGACCCGGTCATCCCGACACTGGAGACGGCGGCGCAGGAGTGCGGATGCACGTTCAAGCACGTCAAGGACCCGCAGGACCCGCACCTGCTCATTGACGGGCACAAGGTCTTTCTCCGTACAGCCGAAAAGCCGGACAGCATCGCCGCGGTGACGTGCGGTGTGGGGTGGATGACCGAGGCGGCGTTGTGCGACAGCGAGGCAAACGACCGCTTTGCGCAGCGCATCAGCGACCCGGACGCAAAACACCTTGTGCGTCTGTATGACACGACGCCAGAGGGGACCAACACGTGGGTGCACAAGCGGGACTTGCGTTCGTCCACGTGGGACAAAGCTGCCGGGCCGTGCCCCATCAAGATCATCCGCGCCACCACCGACAGCGCGTTCTGGCTCACGCCGCAATACCTGGCCAACCTGCGCGAGCTCTACGCGGACGACCCCGCGGGGCTTGCGCAGTACATGGACGGCATTGCCACCAACGGCACCGGAACCATCTACCGCGTGCCTGAGACGGCGGTGCAGCAGTTTGACCGCACGCTGCTGCGTCACGGCGAGATCGTGGTGGGATGGGATTTCAACTGGTCCTGGATGGTGAGCGTCATCGGTGTGTGGTTGCCGACCTACGGCGCTCTGCATGTGATCGGTGAGGTGGTGAGCCGTGAGCCAGGCGGCACGGACACCGCCGAGCACGCGGCCAAGGTGGTGACGTGGTTGCAGCGCCAGGGACTCACCCAGCCCGGATACCGCGGGCTGCTTGTGGACCAACGCCTGCGGGAGATCACCGCGTTCTGTGACCAGTCCGGCGCCAACAGATCAGCCAACAGCCCGATCACCTCAGAGGCAGCCGTGCGTGCGGCCGGCTTCCTGGCGCGCTTCGACACGGCCAACCCACTGGTGCGTAACAGGATTGCGGCAGTGAATCGCGCGCTGAAGCGGGGGCAGTTGTTGATCGACGGGGCCGCCGCGCCAGAGACGTTGACGGCGTTGCGTACACATGACCGGGACAAGCACGGGGAGCCGCGCAAGAAGTGGGGCCCGAAGGACCCGCTGCAGGCGGACCACTATTGCGACGCGTTGGGGTACATGGTGTGGGGCGTGATGCCGTACTTGATTGAGAGCACGGGCGTGCACTGAGGGAGGTTGTCATGGCGTTGTTCGGCAAGCCGACGGTCAGCGAATACAGCGAAAGCAACAAGGTCGTCGGTGGCGTGGGGCAGGCCGCCGAGGACAACGCCGTGGCCGCGCGCATGCAGTTGTCGGAGGACGTCAACCGGTGTCTGGATGGTGACCTGGGCGGGTTCGTGATGGAGGCCATCAAGGCGGCCTACGACGACAAGGAAGCCGTCAAGATGATCTACCAGTCCGGCGTGAGCACGCGCATCAACCTCATGCGTGACGCGCTCAACAAGGTGGACAAGAGCTGGGACGCTGGCGCCGAGTACAGCCTGCAGGGCGTGGAGGACGGCGGCGGTGAGGTGTTCCAGCGGTACGTGGAGCGCGCTGGCCTGGACCCGGTGACGAAGGAGTGTTCGCTGGCCATGTGGGTCCACCCCGGTTTCTGTGCGGTGCCCATGGTCTTGGAGGCTGACAAGGACGCGGGCGAGCACGGCGGTCGTCGGAGGTTCGTCACGCGGCTGTTCACGCCTGACCGATTCTGCGCCAACCCGGAGCCGGGCGCGCCGGGGGTGGTGAGGTCGGTGGACCTGTTCAGCTTCAACCCACACAGCGAGTTCCCGTTTGAGCGGACAGAGTTGACGCGCATGCGCTGGGAGAAATACGTGCGCAAGGACGTCAACGAGAAGTGGCGGAAGACGGATGAAGGGGACCATGGCTACGGCGTGATCCCCGTGGCGCTGGCGCGCCCGGTCCCGTTCCGTCTGTGGGCGGACAACTACGGCGCGCAACTGTTGGAGGCCACCATCCGCATCAACGCGGCGCAAACGCTGCTGACGTACAACAGCCACAGCCAGGTCAAGTTCCTGGCGGGCAGCTTCCAGAAGGCGTCGGCGTCACAGGTGGTGCGGCAGGGCGCGCTGGTGGATGACCCCACCAACACGGCGAAGATGATGGACCTCCAGACCGACCTTGCCGCGTTCCGGGCCACACACATTGACGGAGAGAGGCGCATGGTGGCGGCGCTGTTCGGGTTCCCGGCGGACGAGTTTGACGGGACCAACGTGCCGCAGTCCGGTGAGGCGCTGAAGATCCGGTTGTTCGCGGCCATGCAGTTGGCGCGGAAGCGTCAGGAGTGGCTCATCCGCTTTGTGACAGACCTCTACTGGGTCGGGATGCAGGTGTTGTCCATGCACATGATGGACACCACCAAGCCGCCCATTGAGGGGTTCGAGGATGGGTTTGCTTCCTTGCCGCCGTTCAAGGTGAACGCCGCTGGCGTGCAGGACCAGGTGCGCCTGGTTGTGAAGCCGCGGGAGATTGTGCTGCCGTCGTTGGCCAGCGAGGTGGCGGCCGAGGAAGACCGGGAGTTGAGCCTGGGTTTGACCAATGAGGTCAAGCTCTACATGAAGCGCAATCCCGGGGTGGACGCTGACGAGGCGGCTGCGGCCATTGCGACGAACAAGCGGCTGAGCGCGTCACTGAACCGCCCGGTGTCCGCGGTGCCGAAGATGCGCCCGGGCGTTCCGGTTGCCAAACCCGCGACAGCCAAGGTGGAGGAGGTTGTGCCCAATGGGTGACGTCGTCGCAGGCAAGGACATACACGCGGTGCTGGTCCAGTCCGCGCTGGAGCGGGATGACGAGCTGGCCAAAGTTGCGGAGCGTGCGGATGCGGTGGACGTGGCAACCCTGGTGGCCGAAGCGGTGGAGGCCGGTGACGGCGAGGTGCTTGTGCAGGGCCTCATCCTCCAGGCCGCGGTGGCCTCGGTCGGGCGGATGGACGTCCAGCAACGCATGGTTGTGGACAACGTCAGCGCCGAGGGGGACGCGCTGCGCCGGCAGGATGTGACCAAGGTGCCGGCGGTGCGCAACGAAGACATTGCCGCGCGTCGGGCGCAGCAGATGGCCGCGGCGGCAGACAAGCCGGCGCCGAAGGAGGAGCCGTGAGCAGCATGCTGCGCAAGATCGTCCGCGCCATCAAACGCGGTGGGGACAACATTGACTGGGTGCACAACGAAGACTTGCGCGCGTACGTGCGTGGGCTGTTGTCACCGGCGTTCCAATTGGAGCCAAAGATTGCGGGCGTCAGCCTGGAGGTGGTGCTGGTCCTGGTGAAGAAGCGGAAACCAGAGGACTTGGAGCAGGCCAAGAAGATGGCCACCCCGCTGGTGGAAGCGTGGATGTTCCAGCAATTCGCCGCCAACACCCGGGGCCACGTGGCGGTGGGGACGGACGGGAAGCACACCATCCCTGTCTCCACGTCCGGGCTGAAGTGGGGCGGCATCATCCCCGCGGACATTCTGGCCACCCTCACGGCAGACGACGGGCCCGGCCTGGATGACCCGCTGCTGGCCGCGGCAGAGGCAGCGGCGCCGTTGCCGGGGGAGTGACCCGTGGCCACGCTTTCCGCCAAGGAACGCCAGGCCATCGCGCGCGCGTCCGAGGCGCTGGCGGAGGAGTTCGCGTCAGAGCCGCTGCTGAGCAGTGAGGAACTGGCGCAGTTGTCCATGGCCGACCTGGACGCCTACCTGCGCGCCCGCGGTGTCACGGTGGACTGGGAGCGCATCGAGCAGGAGGTGCGCGGTGCAGTGGGCAGTGACGCGCTGAGCATCACGCGTGGGCAGGCGTTGTCCCCCGGGCGGCTGGAGGACCTGGAGGCGCGGGGCAAGCGGGCCGTGGTGTCAGCTGCGCGCAGCGTGGCGAATCAGACCATTGGGGACATGCGCCAGTCCGCCATTGATGCGGCAGACTCCAGGCCAGAGGCGGAACGCTACCAGATTTGGGTGAGCGTTGGGGGCGGCTGTGATGACTGCCGGGATCTGCATGGGACCATCTTCCGCGTGGATGCGTGGGAGGGGATGGCCCCGCGGGATGGCACCACGCGCTGCCGCGGCAACTGCCGGTGCAGCCTGGTGCCATGCGCGGACCCGGGCGAGGGGAACGAGGGGGCCAAGGCATGAAGGTGGACGTCACGGTTACAGTGGAACACACGGCCCTGGAGACGTTGACCGAGGCTGACGTGCGGCGTTTCCTGGTGGCGCAGGGGCGCAACATGGTCACCCAGGCGCGCAAGAACATTGTGGGCTGGGGTGGCAAGAGCGGGAAGTGGCCTCCGCTGTCCAAAGCGTACGAGAAGCGCAAGAAGGACGGCGGGACACCAGGTGCGGGCAAGAACCGCTACGCCATGCTGCGGGACACCGGCGCGCTGTATGAGGGCCTGACGTCGGTGGTGGAGGTCAACGGGATGGGCGTTGCCAGCGTGTCGCTGGACGCGGATGGCGTGTCCGGCGGGCGGCCCACCAACAGCGAGTTGCTGCTCATCCACGCGGAAGGTCGCGGTCGGGTGCCAGTGCGGAATCCAGCGGCGGACATGAGCCTGTTTGAGAAGCGGTTTGCTGAGGAACTGGACCGGTTTCTGTTTGAGAAGACGGGATCGGTTGGGCGTCAGACTCGCGCGTGACGGTCAGTCGCTGTTGCCGTAGGTTAGGATGGCGCGTCTTCCGTCGCCCATGCTTTGAGAGTGGCGCAGTTTGCCCATCACCCGCCTCCCGCGCGCCGCCCATCCGGCGTGCGCATCCCGTCCAACACCGCCACCAACGCCAACGCCTCCGCGTCCGTGAGCAAGTCCCACGCGCACAACAGCCGCTCACCCAGCGCGCGGTGGGCCTCACTGCCACGCATGTCCAACTGCACCACGTCGCGCTCCAGCATTGCCGCGCGCATGAGCGCACCAGCGTCAACGCCAAGAGCTCGCGCCAGGCGCCGCGTGTGCTCCGGGCGCAACGCACCACGCCGCCCCAGCTCCACGTCGCGCAAGTAGGCCGTCGATAGCCCGACCTCTGCACACACTGCCTCTGCGCTCCTGCCTGACTTCTCCCGCGCGGCCCGCAGCAACTCCCCATAACGCGTCATGTGGCCACCCGCGCATGGTGCGTGTTGACGCGCAAGTGTTGTTTTTGCCCGCGCGCGCGCACGGCGCTTCACTCGCGCCACCATGGCCGAACAAAACACCCAGACCACGCAGACCACGTTGCCCATCGAGGGCGCGCAGACCACCACCACGCCCGCCGCACCGACGGGGCCGGATGTGGCCGCGCTTCAGCGTGACTTCGCCGCAGCGACCAAGATGGCCGAGAAGGCGACCAAGGAACTGGAGGCGCTCAAGAAGCACATGGGCAGCCCGGAGTTCGTGGCCGAGGCGCTGCAGAAGGCGCTGGGCGTGGACAAGAAGGCAGACCCGGTCAAGGAGCTGGAGGCCATCCGCGCCAACGTGACCACCGCGCAGGCCGAGGCCCAGACGTGGCGCGGCAAGGCGCGCACCATGGCACTGCGCCAGGCGGCCATTGATGCGCTGGACCGCGGTGAAGCGCTTCCTGGCTACAAGTCCAAGGCGCTGGCGCTGCTGCAGGACAACCTCTCCGCGCTGGACCTGGACGAGGAATCCCTTTCCGTCCGGGACCAGGACGCACTGGACAAACTGGTGGGCGCGCTCAAGGGCGAGGTCCCCGTGTTCTTCAAGGCGGCCGAACAGAAGACGGACGCCAAGGCCAACACCACCACGCCGGCGCCGCAGACCGGGACTCCGTTCCGCGTCCCTGGCATCCCCGTCCCTGCATCCAACGGCGCGCCGGACATGGGCGCCGGCGGCGCGTCCTTCATGGACTTGCTGGGCATTGGCCCCACCCCCGTCAACATCAACGTGGTCCGCAGTCTCAAGGCGTCGTGAACCAAACCCCCCGCCGGGGTTGAGCCCCGCGACAACGAAGGAGAGAGCACATGGCAGGTGAATCCGTTACGTCAGGCAACTCCACGCGTCCCACGCTGGTTGCCCCCGAACTCATCAAGGAACTGCGCGAACACAGCGTCCTGATGCCAATCCCCAAGTGGCGCGACAGCAAGGGCGCGGCCGGTGTGGCGTTCTCCCGCATCACGTCCAGCCACTCCATGTCCAGCGTCTCCAACGGCGCGTTCGAAGCGGACGCCATCACGCCCACCGCGCTGACCACCTCCAGCGCCACCGCCACGCCCGCCGCCAAGGTGGCCGCAGTGTTGGCGTCCTGGGTGCTCATCCTGGGCAGCTCCGTGAACCTCCAGGCGGAAATCCCCGCGTTGCTGGCCCGCGCCGGCATGCAGGCGCTGGACGTTGACGTGTGCACGCTGGGCATTGCCGGCAGCAACACCACCGGCTCCACCGGCGTTCCCATGACGGTGACCCAGATGCAGGACACCGTGACCCTGGCCCAGCGCGTGGCGCTCGGCGTGGAGTCCCAGTTTGTCTTTGTGATGCACCCCAAGAGCCTGGGCGACGCGCGCCAGGACGCCATCAGCAACGGCAACCAGGTGCTGGCCCAGGCCAACGTCCAGGAACTGTTCCCTGGCGGCGCAGGCTCCAGCCTCTCCAAGGCGGTGCAGGGCACGTTCAACGGCATCCCCGTCATCAAGTCCAGCAACGTGCAGGACATGAATGTGGACGCCGACCACGGCAACTTCCTGATTGCCACCCAGTACGCCATTGGCGGCGCAATGATGATGGCGCCCATGACTGGCCTGTACGACCAGGGCGCCAATCACAAGCCGGCCACCAGCTGGTTCCACGCCTTCATCTACGGCCTGATTGAAGCCAAGGACGAAGGCATCATCACCGCACTGTCTGACCACGCCTGACCACACGGGCGGGCCGCAGCGTCTCCCGGCGCTGTGGCCTGCCCTGTCCTTTTTCCGCCTCCATCAAGAACACCGGCCGGAGCCACAACACCATGTCCACCAGCGTCCCGTTGCAGGTCACCACCACCACGTTTCGCGGCCGGTATGGGCGCGCCACCGGGGCCACGTTCACCCCTGCACTCCATGGCGACGCGCCCGTGGTGTGCACCGAAGGCAAAAAGAGCAAGGAGCCGACGGGGCAACTGTTCACGGTGGACTTTCCCTTCAACGGGGAGCGGCTGCGCCGGGTGGCCATCAAGGCGTTTGTGGCCAACAGCGAAGACCGGGCCGTGCCGGCCATTGACCCGGACACCAAACAGCCCGCGGTGTTCTTCCTGGAGCAATGGAAGAACAAGGACGGCGCGCTGCTGGGTCGGCGCATTGAGGGGAACCCGGAACACCAGACCGTCAAGTACCACGACGACAACGCGGAAGACCTCTGGCGCAAGAAGGGCTTCAAGCCCGCGACCGTGGAGGATGTGATTGCCGCCCAAGATGCTGGCCTGAAGGGTCGCGCGGACTACGCGCAGGCGAAGGCGGACAAGAGCGTGTCCACCAAGAACGTGGCCGAGATGCTGGCCAGCGCGCTGCGCGACGCCTTCAAGGGCAACGCCGAGGCCATGGTGGCTGCGGTGCGCCAGGCCGTGTCCAGCCCCGCGACCACAGGCGAATCCAACGAATCCAACACGCGCAAGAAGTGAGGACGTCATGCCGCTGAGCAACGAGGAAGTCACCCGCAGGGTCATCCAGGAGCAGGCGCGGAAGAAGCGCGAGCACATGGCGCAGACCGGGTCGCGGAACATCCCGTCTCAGGAGCAGGCCGAACGTGAACAGGTTGAACTTTGCCGCCGGCAGGACCGGCGCCACGAAGAAAAGAAGGGGCGGTGATTCACATGCTGAACTTCATCAAGGCTCTGACGCGGGCCACTCTTGCGTTGCTGGTGTGCATGTTTGCCTTTGCCCCCAAGAGCGCCGACGCAGCTGAGACGCGTTGGAAGCTGTTGCGCGTGCTCAACTACAACGACGCGGACGTTGCCGTGGCCGCGGTCACCGCGACCATCACCGTGCCGCTGGCCATCAGTGGTGGCCTCACCGAGATTGAGGACTTCGCCATCGACGTCCCCACCGCGTTCGCGTGGGCGGCTGACGCAGGCAACCAGTCCACCCTTCTGGCTGACATTGGCAAGAGCGGGTCCCTGGAGAAGTACACCAAGGACCTGAGCATCAAGACCGCCACCACCGCGTCACCGACGCTGGGCAGTGAAACCACCAGCGTCAAGCCGCGGCATATTGAGCCACGAGGGACGCCGGTGGTCATCACGCTGACCAGCAACGTGGCCAACCTCTCCCTGCTCACCGCCGGCCAGGCCCGCATCTGGGTGAAGGTCGGCGCGGGTCCCGCGCGCTGAAGCGCAGCAACACAAACCACCAAGGCGCCCAGCGCCACAGCAAAGGAACGTCCATGTCTTACGTGCTCAAGAGCGGCAAGGTTTACCAGAAGGACGGCCACGGCGAGAAGGTGCTGGTGGCGGGCAAGTCCGGCGCTGGCGAGATCAAGATCTACGCCTCCCTGGAGGGTGTGCTCAAGGAAGGCGAAGCGTTTGCGACGCCCGCCGACTGCCTCAAGGCCAACCCCACCGTGGTGATTGACGGATTCAAGGCCGAAGCAGTGAAGCCGTCCAAGCCCCAGAGCTGAGAAGCAAAAGACACGCACGGCACCTGGCCCCGGTGCCCGCAGTTGCGTGGGCTGTCCGGGGCCTCTCTTTTGTGGAGGCGTGCATGCGCGGTGTCCGTTCTTTTGTGCTTGTTGCCGCGGTGGCGCTCCTGGCCATTGTCGCGCTGCCGTCCGACCCTGACGGGCCAGACCTGATCACCGAGGCCAGCGCATCTGTTCCGCCGGACGTCCTGCGCGCCATTGCCGAGGCCGAGATCGGCATGCCGCCGGCACGCATCCCGCGCAACGCGGTGGTGACGTGCGTCCCGCCCAACGCGTTCAACCCCGACGCCGGCCTGGGCCAGGTGCGCGTGGGCAGCGGCAACACGGCGGGCTACGCCGTGGTGAACGCGGAGAACGAGTCCGCCACCGCCGCCTACTTCTGCTGGCGCACGGGCACGACCAAGGCGAACTACACGACCGCGTGCCGCAAACGCTGCAACGGGTGCGCGGGCGGGATTGCGTACAACGCAGAAATCACCAACGCCGGGCTGGACCTGTTCTGCATTGCGGGCACGTCAACGGACGCCGGAATCACGGTGGCGGTTGAGGTGGCCCAATGACCCCGCTGTTCGGCTTGGTCTTCGCGATCCTCGCCACGGTGCTGTGCTGGGCGGCGGTGACGGTGACGCGTGCCGCGCGCGGGTGGCTGGCGGCGCGTGCGCTGCGTCGGCGTGGCGACGGAGACACGGTGGAGATTGTGCGTCGGCGCCCGCTGGTGGACCTGGCGGGGCACGTGGTGCTGGTGCTGATGCTGGCGGTACCTGCGGCGGTGCTGGCGGGCGGCGGCGCGCTTCCGGGGCCGAGCGGTGGCGGCGGTGGGTTGCCCATCACGGGCGGGACCATGACGGGGACGGCCACATTCGTGCCGGGGGCCATTGTCTCCGTCAACGCCGGTGGGCAAATTATATCTACGGCAAACCCAACGTCGGGCGCTTTGACGGACTCCAGCATTCACGCAAACCCAACGGCGTGCGGCGCAAGTGAAATACTCGTCGGCGCCGGCGTGAACAATACGCGCGTGTTCTCGGCGGACTGTGAAGGCGACGTGGTTGGGCAGTCGTACAACACACTCACAAACTGCTCCGACGGCGCCGGTGCTGCTGCATGCGCAAGTGCATCCGCCGGTTCTGTCGTCGTTGGCGACGGTGCCACAACTGTTGTGGTGTCCACCACAGCCGTGACTGCTAACAGTCAGATATTTGTTGAGTATGATTCCAGCCTGGGCACAAAACTTGGCGTAACGTGCAACACTGCCATCGTGCAGCCAACGGTTAGCGCGCGCACTGCTGCTGCTTCGTTCACCATCACGATTAGCGCAGACCCGGCGGGGGCCAACCCAGCGTGCTTGTCATACTTTCTTGTAAACTGAGGTGACACCATGAATGCCGCGTTTTTTGTTTTGCTGGCAGTGGCGTCAGAGCGCCCAATTGTTGTTTCTATGGGGCAATCTCTTGGTATTGGTGTTGTCGTTAATGCGTTCAACAACGCGCAGACCGGCGATAACAAGATGTGCGAGTCTGGACGGCGCGGCATAAATACGCTTAATTATGACATAACAAGTCCCGCGTCCACACTTGAGCCGGCGCGGTCTTTTAACGTCGCCGCCTGTAACCCTTGGCCGTCGGTGTGCCTCTTCGGTTATGTGGACCCGCCAGTGCTTGGGGCGCAGGACCACTACACCACATTGACCGGGCGCAACACTTACTCCGCTGTTATGGCGCGAGACTCAACCGGATATGGAGCAGTATTCCAACCCGGTGGTGTTGCATTCAATTACCTAAACCTTCAACTTGCGGCCTACGGGTCAAACGCAGACCCCGGTTATTGTGCCGGGCTCTATGTCATCCACGGCGAGACAGACCACCTCATCGGAACGGCGACCGCAACATATGTTTCGTACCTTGTCCAATTGCGCAACGACGTCCAAAACATTTGCAACGCAGTGACGCAGCAACGTGGTCGAACAGTGGTGGCCTACATTGACCAAGTGTCCAGCTACACATCCGCCGGCATGGGCTCGTCCACGTCTAGCGCAATAGACATGGCACAATATCTTGCCGCCAAGACATACCCATCAACGCACAAACTGACCTCTGCCAAATACATCGCCCCCGGCGCGAGCGGTTACGATTCCTGTTGCCACGCATACAACGGGGCGACGTCGCACTATTGGGGGAAGATGGTGGGCAAGGCGATGGTCTACAACGAATTGTCTGGAGGGCTTTGGGAGCCGCTCTGGCCAGTGGCCTACGCGCGCAGCGGTGCCAACGTGGTGGTCACATACAACGTCCCAGAGCCGCCAATGAAACTTGGGACCGACTGCAACGGGGGCGGAATAACCGTAACGGCCCCGGCTGACGGAAACTTTGGGTTTTCATACTCCACCAGCGCAATTTCTTCTGTGGCCCTTTGCACCGCGACGGACACACCGATCGCGGGGTGTTTTGCGCCATCCACATGCTCTGGTGTCAACGCCCCAGTCACGGGGTGTGCGCGTGCCGGCCAGAACGTTGCGGCGGTGTCGTATGTGCTTACCACGCCTGGCACTGGGGTTGCGCGGTATGCCAGCGTTGGAACAGCCGGGGCAAAGCCGGGGCAGGTAACGGGAGTGCGCGGGATGCTGTGCGACTCAGACCCGACAACTGCCAACGGTTACAGCCTGAAAAATTGGGGGATCCAGACTGGTCTTGCGGCACTGGACACCGTCCCATGACCGCGCGCCTCCTCCTCCACGCACTCCCATCCGACAGCGCCGCGACCGACGCCGCAGCACTCGCCGCCGCAGTTGGCGACCTGGGCGCGCTGGCCACGGTGATGGTTTGCGCGACCGTCGTGCTGGTGTTCGTCGCGCGCGGCGCGTTCGCGTACCTCACCGCCCGCGAGGAACGCCTCAAGGCGCAGCCGGCGACCGCACGCGGCAACACGCCGCCAGCGGGCACGCCGAGCATCAGCGTCGTCCACGCGGACCTGCGCGCGCTGGAGGAGCGGATGCGGCACCTGGAGAACAAGGAGGCCAGCAGCTCCACCGCCATGGCGGGAATGCGCGACGAGATGCGGCGGGACATGGCCACACTCAAAGAGGCCAGCAGCACCCAGGCCGAGGCAATCCAGAGCCTCACCGCCGCGGTCACCGGGCTGCGTGCGCAGCTTGAGTGGGCGTCCCGGCAGTCCTTTGGCAACCCGAAGACGGGAGGGTGACACGCGATGGCCTACACCGCCGTTGGCTACCGTGGGATCCAAGAGGTGCGCTTCGGCGCCACCGGCCAGCGGCTCATCTGCTGGCCCGAGATTGACGGCGCCAAGCTCGACCCCACCGCGGGCCCCACCGTCACCATCTACCCGCCCAACTCCACCACCGCGCTCATCACCAACGCCGCGGTGACCGAGGGCGCCAACAACGAGCTCTACTACGACCTCGACGCGTCCAGCGCCTCCAACTACCAGCTGGGCCAGAACTACCGCGCGGTCTTCACGTGGAACACGGCCACCGCCACCTACCCCACGCCGCAGCGCGAGGTGGTGTTTGACGTGGTCCGCCAGCCGCTCATCCACAACATCCCGATGCGCGCCGACGACCTCAAGCGCGCGCACGTCATGGTGGAGGAGGCACTCAGCCAGACCGGCATTGAGTCCACCATCGGTGACCGTGTGGTTGTCGCTGCGTGGCAGGACGTGCTGCGCTGGGTGGAGTCCAAGGGCCGCCGTCCGTCACTGGTGACACCACCCGAGGTCTTCTACGGCCTGGTGGAGGCACGCGCCACGGAGCGCCTGTTTCGCGCGTGCATCAACGCGCCGGACGACGTGTGGACGCGCCTGGCCGACGAATACGCCAAGCTCTACGACCGCGCGCAGACCGAAACGGTGCTGCGCTATGACGAGTCGGACGGGGTGAACCACCAGCAGGAACGCGCATGGCAGCAGCCTGAGTTGCGGTGGGGTAACGACATGGCCACCGGCGGCGGTCTGCTGTCGGTCGGTCGGCTGGTCAGCGGGGGCTACCGTGGCCGCTACTGACGTCGTCGCGCTGATCCTTGACGCCATCGTGGAATCCCTCGGCAACACGTACACCACGCCGGTCACCGGCACGGGTGCGCCCACGAACTTCCGCGAATGGACCAAGGCCGACATGGCCGCCGCGCAGGACCGCCACTTTGAGGTTGTGCTGGTGAGCATGGACGAACATGGCAACACCGGCGTGGACACCGCCAGCGCCGCGCGCGTGAGCGCCTACCTGACGTGTGGCGTGCGAATGAAGTTCAAGAACGAAGGCAAGCCCGCCCGCGTGTTCCACGGCTACGTGGCCAAGGACGTGCGGACCATCCAGGACCGCGTGCAGTACCACCTGCGCAACGCACAGGGCACCGCCGTGGCTGGCCTTGCCGAGTGCTTCACCAACGGCGCGGCAGTCATTGAGCGCGGCGAAGACCCGTCGGTGGTCTACGCGTTCGTTCCGTTCCGCGTTGAGTACACCGACACCGTCAAGACCTCCTGACCCAGAAAGCAAGGTGACCCCATGACCGCCGTCGGCTCCGCTCTTGTCAACCGCTACAACCACGCCGAGGTTGCGACCTACGCCACCACCGCGCCGACCAACGCCAGCACGTGGACGGACTCTGCCGTCCTGGGGGCACCCATGCCGGTGCTGGAGATGGGCGAGGACGCCGCACTGCAGGCCAACACGCGCGGCGCCAGTTCCAACGCCTACCCGACGGTGCGCAAGTGCAGCATTGACCTCCAGACGCGGCTGCACACCGGCAACAAGGGCCTGGACGGGTCTGGCGGCGACTCCGACCCGACCAACCCGTTCCACCCGCTGCTGCTCAAGAGCCTGTTCAACGGCGCAGGTTCTGCAGCGTTCACTGGGACCACCGCCGCCGCGGCATCGGGCGCTGGGCGCACCGCGCCGCTCAAGGTGACCAGCGCCACCAACCTGGCGGTGGGCATGGCCATCATGTGGTCCGGCGAGGTGGCCTTCATCAAGGCCATCAGCGGCACTGACATCACGCTGAACCGGGATTTCTCCAGCAGCCCGGCCAACCTGGACGTGATTTATGGCGCGTTCAACTACGGCCTGGCTCTGGGCGACCAGTCCACCTACCTCTACCAACTGGTGGAGCGCGACGGGCACCGGTGGCTGCTTGGCCCCGGCGCCGTCATGAACGCGAAGCTCAGCGGGCTGGCCAGTGGGCAGGGCTTGCGCATGGACTGGTCCTACCAGGGCGGCTACTGGACCGGCGGATTCGCGCCCAGCACGTTCACGCCAAACGTCTACACGGACAGCCCGATCGTTGGGAAGTCCGGGCAATACTACGTGGACAACACCTCCCGCCTGCTGTCCGAGGCCACACTGGACTTTGGGATCCAGAAGGAATGGCGCGAGTCGCCCAACGGCACGGAGGGCTTGGACGGCGTGGAGGTGGTGGGCCAGTCCGCGCCGACGCTGTCCGGCAAGCACTTCTACGCGTCGGGCGACTGGTCCAAATACCAGGCCCGCACCAGTTTTGAGCTCATGGGCGCGTTCTCCGTGGGCAGCACGGCGGCAGAGAAGGCCCGTGGGACCGTGGCGTTCTACATGCCCAACGCGCAGATGGTGGTCAAAGAAGGCACCGCACAGAATCAGGTTGCCAGCGACGTCACCATTGTGGGCAGGAATCCGCAGGACCCCGTGTCGGGCGTGCTGTCGTACACCAGCCTGGTGGCGCCTCTCTACTTCGCGGTGTTCGGAGGTCGCTGATGGGCAACGCACTGTGGAGTGAAACAAAGCGGGTGGAACTGCGCCCCGGCGTGGACGTTGTGCTCAAGCACATCGGCACGCCGCAGGACCCCATGTTGTGGTCCCGCCTGCAGTCCCGGTGGATGCACACGCGCGCCAAGATGGAGGTGCGCGCGCGCAAGGCCGTGGTGGAGGAGTTCGGCTCCGTGGAGGACGCGATCAGCGCGCTGCTCCCGGGGGAGGAGTCCTACGCCGCGGTGAACGCCAAGCGCGTGGAGGCCGGTCTTCCAGCCGCCCGCCGGGACTTTGAGGCGGCGGTGCGCACGTGGGTGACCAGCAGCGAGGACTGGATCGACGCGTTCAGCGCGCGCGTCAAAGACCTCATCCAGTCCGGCGTGGTGGACGGGGAGCGGGAATACGAGCGGCTCTACGGCCTGGGTGGCGCGGAGTTGCTCCAGAAGGCGGCCGACGCAGTGACCTCGTTTCACGATCTGGAGCCGTCCACGGGGGAAGGTTGAGGGCCTGGCTGTACCGGTCAGGCCGCTACGATTGTGGAGAGTGCATGTTGACGCCGGACCTGATGGAGCGCCTTGGCAACTGCGGCGGCCCCGTGCCCGGCAACGAGCGTTTGCCGGTGCTGGTGGGCGAGCCGGTGGCGTTCTGCCCTGCGTCCGGGCCCGCGCTGGACGAGGACGTGCTGGTGCTGGCGGACATTGTGACCAAGCCGGGAGGGCTCAACGTGCTGGACGGTGCGGCGCTGCTGACCCTGCCACCGCGTTACCGCGCAGCTGAGCAGGCGGCGCGGGCGTGGCGGGATGCGTTTGATGCGCGGCCGAAGGGCGGTGGGTGATGCCAAACGTCGCTTACCGCATCAACCTGGTGGGGATGGAGCAGGCGATTGCCGGCCTCAAGGCCGTGCATGGGAGTGCGTACTCCCCGCCGTCGGTGTCCGAAAGCTGGGGCAAGTTCTCCTCCAAGCTCGACCACGTCAGCGATTCCGCCAAGAAGGTGGCGCGCGACATGGACGCCACCGGCAACAAGGTGGCCGAGTCCAGCCTCAAAGCCATCGACAACATCACCGGCCTGGCCGCGGCCATGGCTGCGGGCCCGTTCTCCCTGGTTGGCGCCATCGGCCTGGTTGTCGGCGGGTGGGCTGCGTACAACTCAATCACCAGCCGGGCCGCAGAGATTGACCGCGAGGCCAAGGCGGCGGTTGACGCGCTCATGGCCAGCACGCGCGCCATGGCCGAGCAGCAGATCAACCTCAACGAGGCGGACTCGAAGCAACTCAAGCACCGCCAGGACGTGGTTGACCTGACGATCACGCAGAACGCGCTGAACCTCCAAGCCATGCACCTCAATGTGATGGGGTTCCGCATGATGGCAGCGGAGCAGCGCCGCGGCCTCAACAGTCTAAGCCTGTCTGACCCCACCGGCGCCAAGCGGTTCGGCGAGTTGATGCAGACCATCGACACGCTCAAGGGTCTGGAGGCTGGCTATACGAAGGCGGTGGGTGAGCAAGAGAAACTGCGCACCGAGGCGGCAGACCTGCGTTATCGGCGCATTGGGGCGTTGGTTGACGAGGATGTGGAACACCGCAAGGCAGCCGCCAAGAAGTCCACAGACGATGAGGCGGCAGAGTTCGCCCGCGGCGAGGCGGCCTTCTACAAGACGATGGACGCGCGCGCCCGCAGGTTTGAGGCGGACAAGAAAGAGCGTGAGCGCATCAGACTGGAGGAAGAGAAAGAGGTTCAGGACGTCATCGACGCGGAGAACAAGGACATTGAGGCGAAGCGCCAGAAGGACATTGCACACTACAAGGCGCTTGGAGATGCGGCGCTTGAGAGCGCGGACAAGCAGAAGAGACTGGTCAGCGAAATCACAAGCCTGTCCGCCGCGCTTCAGTACGTGAAGAATGTCAGCGCACCAACGTTCTCTGCCGGGATGATGGTGATCGACTCAGCGATGAGCGTCACCAACAAGTACCTTGAGGAGTTCGGGCAGATTAACCGCGACAACTGGCGCGACCTGCTCAACTGGAGCAAGGACAAGCAAGCCGCATTCGCCGCCGAGGCCCAGGCGGCGTTGTGGTCGCTTGCGCGCCAGGCCGCGCCCAAAGCCGTCTTTGAGAACGCCGAGGGCATTGCATCCGCAGCCGCAGCTGCAGGCGAGTACGGCAAGGGGAACGTGGCGGGCGGTGTTCTGCTCACCGCCGCCGCGGTCGGCCACTATGCGGCCTCAGCAGCCTACGGCACCATCGCGGTGGCGGCAGGTGGCGCGTCATTGGCCATCGGCTCCCAGCGCGGCAGTGGCGGCATGTTCGCAGCGGCGCCTGGTGGCGGTTCTCCGTCTCCATCCGGCGGTGGTCCATCTGGCGGCGGAGGTGGCGGCGGCGGTTCACCCACGCGCTCCCGTGGTGGCGGCGGTGACGGTTCGGGCGGCGGCGGCGGGGTGAGCATCACCTACGTCTACGAGGCCGGCAGCATCAACGCGAACGACGAGCGCGCCACCGCCCGAACCGTCACGCGCGCAGTGGGCAACGCCCGCGGCAGTTGGCATGAGCGCCGGCTGCTTGACCGGAGGACGTGATGGCAAAGCTTCCGGTTCTCATCCCATCGTGCACGCTCACGTCGGCTGGCGTCGTCCGCGTCAACGAGGTGGCCGGCGGCGGCGGCGCGTCCAACATCACCATCCCTGCCGGGCGCTACTGGAACGACCCGAACATCTCAACGGCGGCGGCGAACAGCGACACCATAAACGCGGTGGACCAGTTGGCCTACCGCCTCCTTTTATACGGCGCCGGGACCTTCGGCTTGTACGCCGCAAGCTCCGTCACCGTGTCCGGCCTCACCGTCGCGCCGCGTGTCGCCGCCCTGTTTATGAGCGGCGCAGACACGTTGGCCATCCTGGCCAGCCACGCCTCCACCACGGACATTGGGCGCAAGTTCCTGAACTACCTCGGTTGGGACTGGT